CTACAGATATAAGCGTAATTGAAGTGACGCTTACACTTGGAACAGGTCATGCACTAACTGATAATACATGACCTGCTATATGATTATAACTTATAAGTCATCAATCATATTGTCAGCTTCACTTGCTGTCATTGGTAACGAAATGTCATTTAGCTTAACTTTACGCAAGCTAGCTTTTAATGATTTAAGCTCTTGTTTAACATCTGAGGTAGCTGACTCATCATCTAAGTCATTCTCCCAGTAGTTAATAAAGCCTGCATTACGTATAACTCCTTCCTTGTTACTAATAGCAAGTTTGAAGTTAACATGACCTTGATTATTTTCAGCAGTGACATCTACATCTGCTTTAGATATAATCTTTAGCACTTGCTTTGTATTGATGTGAGCAAATGCACTAGTTGGTCTGAACTCAACACTATCTGAGTCATTGATGGCTATATAGAACTTAGATACACCATTAGTTCTAGTCTTACGGTTTGTGGATTTAACGATACTCATATATTTCTCCTATATGGAATACTAGCAATTAAGGAATATCAGCAGTACGCTAGCAATACGACTGATATGGATTGAAATACTTTCTACGAACTATCAAAGATGCCAAGTTTTAGACTCACAACTTACAAAGTCATGAGTCATAAATTTGATTAGTGATATTTTCTAAACATGACAAACATAACAGCTAANGCAATTGCACTAACTGTTAGGAATGCCACAATTAGCATATCTTGAACCAGTATGATTGAATCATATGACATGATAGCTCCTTGGTTATAACTGCTGTATCTTCACGGATTGTGAGATTTGCGACCTACTTAGGTTTAATAGCAGTTCTTTCTGTAATTACATTCCTAGCTCGACAGCGTTTAGGTAGTACTCGTGGCGAATGTTTCTTACAGAGTTAGTTAATAAAGTAGGGCTGTTTACTTGCACCCTAACAAGTCACTCATCATGAAGAAACTAATAGAAACAACATGAACGATACAGCAATGAAGGATATGAATACTACACCTTCTAGTATCTGATACATCATGAGCTAGCTTTTGATGGTCTGCCAACCTTACGCTTATTCATAGCATGAGTCTTTCTGAACTCATTTAGATTATGTTCTGATTCTAACAAAGCAATCTCAACTGACTCATCTAGAGCGGTATTAATAATCTTGAATGATTGTCGCGTAGTAGTTTTAAGACCTTCATCACTAACTGTTAGACTAACTAATTCAGCAGTATCTTGAACTGTTTGACCTACTGCTGCTAATGTATTACCAATGACTTTAAATATTTGCATTGTATTTTCTCCTGTATTAAGTTGATAAATGATAAATCTCATATGAGACCACAACTGCGTCCGCAGAAGATGACAGTGACTATCATGTGACATACTGTGTAAAGTGTAAAGTGTAAAAAACAAACAAGGGAAACCCCGTTGTTTGGGGTTCCCTTGGTAACGATGGATATGGTTAGACTTTTATGTCAAACTCTTCCTCATCATCATCAGCCTCTGGATCATACGCAGGTCTTTGTGAAATCGTTACCTGGTTGGTCGCAATAAGTTTAATGATGTTATCTTCAATCTGGCGGAATTGCTTCTCACTCAACTCATCAAGTGCATTAAAGTGACCAACCAGTTTGTTGCCTAAGAAAACTTCATTGACTTTTAGACGATCGTTCTTACGGACATAAGCATTGCGTTTCATATTATTCTCCATTAATTATAAAAGTTTTATTTGGTAACAAGTACCACAATGACGCCAGTCATCATAACTTTGGCTGCGGTATAGTGCAAAGACACACTGAATATGAACAAAAAATAAAGATAGTTAATCAGAGCACATAGGGGGGGTATACCGCAGTCAAAGTCTGACAACCTAAGTTTACTGCTCCCGTAGTAAATTATGTAATTTTTCTATAAGCGAAAATAGCACACTTAGTCCCTGGGATCTTTGTTGCTATTCTAACGGACATTTGGACACTCCCCTTTAGGGGTGTGTCCTAAAATGTCCGTAATAGTATTAGCGACAAGCTGTAGTTGACGTAGTCAACGGAGGCTTGGAGCTATATAAAAAGATATCTCTTAAGAAGGGAAGCGCTACAGACCCTATTCCAGCAACATCAAGGTTGACCTGAGAGTTAACTTTTGTAGTTTAAAAGTTATCTGTGGAGTTAACTTTTGTTAATTAGTTTACTTGCTAGGGGATGTTATGATATACTTCCCCTGTTGAGTGTACTTTTCAGGGAGAACAATGCAGACACCGTATACTGCAGGCTGGGCAAAGATACCTTTAGATAATCTATTAGTAGTTAATGAGCTGATTGGCTCGTCTTCTATTTTTAGTGTGTATTGCTGTATGTTTAGGAAATTGCCTTTGAATGGAGATAATATTTGTAATATAACGCAAGCAGAGATATGTGAGACGTTGGACATTAAAAAGAGCTATGCGTCACGTTCTGTTAAAAGGCTGATAGATTTAGAGGTGATAGCTAAACATTCAAGTAAACACTATATGCTGAATCCTCAGTATACAATTCGTAATGTTAATGATGACTATTTTAGTTTAATGAATAAGTTTCAAGAGTTGCTCAAGGAGGGCGAACATGCAGACAGCTGATAAGCAGCACTTTATTATTGTAGGTTACGAGCTGGGGGCGGGGCTGTCGGAGGGTAACTTGCATGAGACTGTAGATATTGTATGTGATTGTCTTCATCCTGATAACACGGTTGATGATGCAATTGAGGAGCGAATGACTAAGAAAGATATTAAAGAGCTCATAGATCAACAATTTATAAAACGAAGAGATAATTGCTATATTGCCAACCCTTTGCTACTATACTGTGTCGATGATGATTATTTTTTAGATGAGAAGCGTTACGCTGCGCAGATTAAAGCAGCTAAACTATATTACGGGATAAAAAGATAATGGAGCTAGTTAAAAAAGAAAGTGCAGGCGTACTGACAAAAGAACAACTACAGGGCAGCATGCCTAAGAAGTTTCGTCACAATGTAACGGATGAGATGATTAGTTTTATTAATAGTACGGAAGGCGATGAGTTTAGAGATGTTTATAAAGAAAACTTAATTGGCTTTGCTGGTGTTATTGAAAGTGGGCGTTATAAGATGGCAGATTACATTAACGCTGTTAAGTTTGTTAGTTATAAGTTAATCGGGGACTCTAACACGATAGCCTACGCTAAAACGTTTCCTGACCGCTATCAGCGATTAGTAGATAAGAATACGCCTATGAAAACGATTGCATCGTTTTCTACGGCTTATAACAAGGGAGACCTTGTGCATAAGATTTTAGAAAGAACTTTGGTGCCCGTTCATATTCTTAATATGGATGTACATCAAGAGGCGATTAACACTCAAGCAGAGCTCATGCGTAATGCTAAAAGTGAGACTGTGCGTCAGAAAGCAGCTGAGTGTTTAATCACGCAACTCAAAGCGCCTGAAGCCGCAAAGATAGAAGTTGATGTTAATTATAGCAATTCATCTATCGATGATCTTCGAGAGACTACTAGAGCGTTAGCGCAGCAACAACTGAAGATGATACAAAGTGGTGCAGTTACAGCTGAGCATGTTGCACATAGTGACATTATTGCTAGGAAACAGGATACTGTCGAAACTGAATATGAGGAGATTTCTAATGAGAATTCTTAATATAGTATTACTAGCGCTGTTAGCTACATCTTGTAGTCAAAGCAATCCTTTTATTTCTAAATCCGAAGACCCATTACTAATTCCTCCAAATATTTTATGTGAACCTAATGAGCAAATATTAATCTGTGACTCTGATAAATTATTAGCATGTCAAGGATTTATACTAGAAGACAGACCAATCGATATAGAGGAGATAGAAATATGAGAAAATATGGAATAAAAAAACATACGCCTGTCAAAGCTAAAAAATGTGTACACTTTTTTAAGTGTATGTGGGAAGATGACTGTGAAGAGCTAGCAAAGGCTGAGCTTGCTGAGTTATCGCCTGTAGCTTTAGAAGAGATGGGCAGAGCAAGAGGTATTGAGTTAGATAGACGTAAGAAAAAAGCTACATTAATTAATGAGTTATACGAGGCAATGTGAAATTAGTAAAGAAAACTGTAGAAGAGTGGCTAAATAGCATTAGCTATGACGTAGATCCAAATTATGTACCTAGCGAATTCGCCCTCGAGTTTGTTAGTTTCATAAAGCTTGTGAATGGAGAACGAGGGGAAGAAAACAAAACTCCTGTTATTCATTACAAGATGTTAGACAATATTACAGGCAAAACTCAGAATACAGTCAATATGTGTTCACGAGGATTAGCAAAGACTACAATTCTTTCAGAATATCTAATACTATATTTAGCAGTGTACGGATCTATACCTGGCTTTGGTAACGTAGACTACGGGCTGTACGTATCTGACTCTATAGAAAATGGTGTTAAGAAAATGCGTTACAGGCTAGAAAGACGTTGCATGTACAGTGAGTTTCTAAAAACATATCTACATTCGTTTAGATTTACAGACATACGTTGGTACTTTAAAAACAAACAAGGTAAAGAATTAGTGGTAACAGGACACGGTGCTAAGACAGGAGTTCGTGGAACAGTAGAGCTAAACACGAGACCACAGTTAGCTATGTTAGATGACTTACTCTCAGATGATGACGCTCGTTCGCCCACTATTATTGAGAGCGTAGAGAATACAGTATACTCTGCAATTGACTATGCGTTGCACCCTAAAAAACGTAAAGTAATCTGGTCAGGTACTCCTTTTAATGCCAAAGACCCTTTATACAAAGCAGTAGAGTCAGGTGTATGGCATGTATCAGTATATCCTGTATGTGAAGAGTTTCCTGTTGAGCGTGAACATTTTAAAGGTGCATGGGAAGATCGATTTAATTATGACTACGTAATGGACCAGTATCAAAAGTCTAAAGGTGCAGGTAAGTTAGATAGCTTTAACCAGGAACTAATGCTACGCATTATGTCAGAAGAAGAACGCTTAATACAAGATAGCGATATTACCTGGTACAAGCATGCTAACGTAAAACAAAATATGGGAGCATTTAATTTCTATATTACAACTGACTTTGCAACCAGTGCTAGAGAAAGTGCAGACTACAGCACAATTAACGTATGGGCATATAACAATAACGGAGATTGGCTCTGGGTAGATGGATTTTGTAAACGTGCATTGATGGATGAAACAATGGATGCATTATTTGAGTTAGCTCAAAAATACAGTCCACAAGAAGTAGGTATTGAGGTGACAGGGCAGCAGGGGGGTTTTATAGCTTGGATACAAAACGAACAGATGAATCGTAATATTTACTTTACGCTTGCATCAGGTAAAGGTAGGTCGTCACCAGGTATTAGACCTAATAAAGATAAGATGAGTCGATTCCAGCAATTAGCATTGCCTTTATTTAAAGCAGGTAAGCTGTGGTTTCCTGAAGAATTAAAAGAATCTGATGAATTAGCAGAGATGTTAGCAGAGATCTCTCTTGCTACTTATAAAGGTTTTAAATCTAAACATGATGACCAGCTTGATAACATATCAATGTTAGGAGAGTTTAATGCTTGGAAACCAAGTGAGGTATCTACAGGTCAACAAGATGGATCAATGTTATGGGACGATGAAGAACCAGAGTCTTATGGTAGTAGTTCTTATTTTGTTTAAAGGGTTTACATAAATATTCTATAGTGGTATGATGGGACAAAACCACTTTAGGAACTCACATGTACGTTTCTGACTATTTGTCCCATATTGTAAAAGGTGAAGTCAAACAATTATATGTAAGCGATATTGGGACGACAAGTCCTAATACTGTACAACAAGCAAACATTGATACGCTTATAAGCTATCTTAATGAAGCTAACTTAGAATTACACAAACATTTCGGTTTATTACAGAAAGAACTTGTTTTAACTGATGTTACAAATAACTCACTCCATAATGTCCCACTAGATTTTTTATATGCAATCAGTGCACAGTATGATGATGGAACAGAAGTTTCAATTAACAATGAAAGAGCTAACTACGTAGACAAAGTAGATGAGAATGTTTCAATACTTTTTCCAGCACCTTTTAAAATTCTAGTTAAAGGTACTGATGTATCTTTAAAGAGAGATGATATCAGTATAGTATATGTTGCGGTCCCTGCAACTGTAGCTAAAACAACAGACTTTATTGATTTGCCTCAAGTATATAATGAAGCCATTTATAATTACATGGCATACAAAGCGCATGTTTCTGTTAAAGGTGATATGAAAGAAGAGAACAATACTTATTATTTACGTTATCAAGAAAGCTTAAGAAATATTAGATTACTTGGTATGGTTAACTCTGATAACTTAGATAGCAATGTTAAATTAACAGATAGAGGATTTGTATAATGGCAAATTATCATTCGTTTTCACCAAACACAGTAGAAGCAAATCAAATTGATTACTATGATACGATTGAGTTAGTATCTGGAGATAATCAACCAGAATTAACGATTATATTAAAAGACAGTAACACAGCATTATCAGGTCAAACGTTAGACGCTGCTAATCATGCAACATGGGCACTCATCAATTTAACAAATGCTAGTTCTGTTGTTATGAAGTTTAGAAAAGCTGAAACAACAACTATATTAGAGACGATTACGTGCTCTATAGTAAGTCCTCCTACTAACGGTAAAGTTATCATGACTTGGGGTTCTACAACATTAAACGGAGCAAGTGGAGTATACGAAGGTGAAATTACAGTTACATACAGTAACGGTAATATAACTACAGTCAGAGACTTATTAAAATTTGATGTGAGGGCAGGCTTCTAAAATGGACATAGATGCTAGAGCTGTTGTAACCTTAGTTAAACCCGAAGCTACAGTATCTCACACTTCATTAAAAAGTACGATATCAACTGTCAGAATGGAGAGTGTTGCTACTCTTGCTGACGGATCATTAAATAAATGGATAGAAGATAGTGTTCCTCTTAGTGAGGTTTACCTTAGTGTTTACACAAAACCGTTTACTGAAAGTTTATCAATATCTGAAGTATATGGTTGGAATTTACAAAAAACTCCTACTGAATCTTTAAGTATATCAGAAACGTTTGCTAAAGTAGTTTCTTGGCAACGAGACTTTAATGATGCATTTACTTTAGATGATGCAGCTACTATTGATAAAGATTACTACGGTAATAAAGGTAATGTATTCCAAATATTAGATATACTAAACATTGAAATGGGTCGAGGATTTACTGATTCATATACAGTTGGAGATGTAGTAGCTATTGCTATGGCATATAATAGAACTCCAAACGAAACGTTAAGCACGGGGGATGTGCCAGTTATTAATAACCGATCAGGTGCATTAATGAATGGGACTTTTTTTAATAATATAACCTTAAACTAGGAGATTAGTAATGGTTAATGAAAACTTAAAACTAACAGGTGCATTAACGATTGCACTGAATGATGAGGTTGTACATGAAGTAGATAACCTCGTTGTAACAGCAGGAAAAAATTTTGTTGCGTCACGTATGAAAGATACAACAAAAGCAGCAATGACGCACATGGCAGTAGGAACAGGTACAACAACAGCTGCAGCATCACAAACTGCTTTAGTTACTGAAAATGACAGAAACACTTTAACATCAACAACAGTAACTGCTAACGCAATAGCATATGTATGTACTTGGGCTGCAGGTGATGCAACTGCTGCACTAACAGAAGCTGGTATTTTTAATGCATCATCAGGTGGTGACATGCTTTGTAGAACAGTATTCTCTGTAGTTAACAAAGCTTCAGCAGATAGCATGACTATTACCTGGACTGTAACAGTGAGTTAATATGGGAATTAAATTTAGTAATAACGCGTCTGCTTCATTAGATGGTGCAATTACAAATTCAGCAACATCGATTACACTTGATGATGTAACAGAGTTTCCTACGTTAGGAGCAGCTGATTATGCATTTTTAACTCTATCTAATTCAGCAGCAACAAAAATTGAAGTAATTAAAGTAACCGCAATAAACACAGGTACTAAAGTATTAACTGCTGTAAGAGCGCAAGACAATACGTCAGCTCAAGCATTTGATGACGGTGATAAATGTGATTTAAGGTTAACAGCTGGAGCACTAGAAGCTAAGTTAGCTGAAGCTGAACCTGATGGAGTTCCCATGGCTATTGCATTAGGATAGGAGTAAATAAATGGCTAACACGTTCAAACTAAAAACTAAAGCGGCAATAGATGCTTCTTTAGTTACTNTATACACAGTGCCCAGTTCTACAACAACTGTAATCATTGGATTAACAATATCTAATGTTAAAGGTGCAGCAGTAACAGCTGATGCACAACTTGTTACAGCGTCATCTTCTGGAGAAAATGCAGATGATGTATACATTGCTAAAGACATTCCACTGCCTACAGGTTCTTCAGTAGAAATTATGGCAGGTAATAAAATAGTTATGGAAACAGGAGATATAATTAAAGTCAAAGCATCAGTAGTAGATGGAGTAGATGCTTTATTAAGTGTAATGGAAATAACATAAGGAGATAATATGGGTTATGGAAAAATGCCAAAGGCACCAGCTAAAAAAAGACCAGCACGTCCAAGTAGAAGAGGTAGATAATGGCAAAAACTCCAGCATGGCAAAGAAAAGAAGGTAAAAATCCTAAAGGAGGGCTTAATGCAAAAGGTAGAGCTAGTGCAAAAGCACAAGGATCTAACTTAAAAGCACCTGTTAAATCAGGAACTAATCCTAGAAGAGTATCATTTGCAGCTAGATTTGCAGGAATGAAAGGACCTATGAAAGATTCTAAAGGTAGACCTACAAGAAAAGCTTTAGCATTAAAAGCTTGGGGCTTTGGTTCTGTAGAAGCTGCAAGAAATTTTGCTAATCGACACAAAAAGAAAAAATAATTATGGCTGGAAAAGGTTTATACGCGAATATACACGCTAAACGTAAAAGAATTAAAGCAGGCTCTAAAGAAAGAATGAAGAAAAAAGGAGCTAAAGGAAGACCAACAAGTAAACAGTTTAAACGTGCAGCTAAAACTGCAAAAAAGAGGAAATAATATGCCATATATAGGAAAACAGCCAGCAAGAGTTCCCGTAACTGCTTCTGATATCCCTGATAATAGTATTACAGCCGCTAAAATTTTAGATGGAGTGATAACTGCTGCAGATATAGGTGCAGATGCTGTTGGATTATCTGAATTAAGTGCAACAGGTACAGCAAGTGCTACTACATTTTTACGAGGAGACAATTCTTGGGCAGTAGCTGGCATTACTCAATTCCCTTTTTTCAAAGCTGACGGAAGTGCAGACAATATAGCAATAACTAACGGACAATTTCCATTTTTTAAAGCAGATGGTAGCGCAGATAACATAGGAGTGACATAATGGCAGCCAAAATACCAGTAAAAGCGATATTTACAGGATCAGATGTAACATCATTAGGAGAATTTGGGAGTAGTGATACTATTAATGGTAGTTATCTCACTGATGGCACAGTTACTGCAGCAAAATTAGCAGCAGATACAGCAACCCAGGCAGAACTTGATGTAGTAAGTGGAGTAGCAACTGCCGCATTACCTAAAGCTGGCGGTACAATGACAGGAAATCTTGTCATGGGTACAAATTTAGTAGATGGTATAGATATTTCAGCTAGAGATGCTGTATTAACGTCTACAACGACAACAGCTGGAGCTGCACTTCCTAAAGCAGGTGGCACTATAACAGGAACAGTTACTGTATCAGCTAATGCAATAGGAACAATTACTACAGACAACGATGGATCATTTGCTATGTCTGCGGGTAATAACTTTAAATGCACACCTGCTGGTAACTTTACGTTGACTTTTACCTCTATCGTTGCACAGTCAGGAAACATATTACTTATTAATTCAGGTGGACATACAGTTGCAGCACATGCTAATACTAAAGTAGATGCTAACTTTTTAGCAACTGTGTCTACAGCAGGTACGTACTTACTGGCTTATTTTTCAGATGGTACTAACGTTTATATGACTAACTCGGCAATCTACACCTAATGGCTTTAATAAAATCAACCGCAATACCTAGTGGTGCTACTGACTACGAGTTAGAGCAGAGTCTTAGGTTTAATAATCCTGATAATCCTTATTTAAGTAGGACATTTGGTACGCCTACTAATAGAAAAATATGGACTTTTAGTGCGTGGGTTAAACGCAGTTTTAATCCTGACTATCCTAGAATTATTTCTACTGCTACAGGAAACGATAATATAAATTTTATGAATGATGATACACTCAGATTTCAATCAGATTTTGGTTACTTAGTAACTACTATGAAATTTAGAGATGCAAGTGCTTGGTATCATATTATGTATGCTTTTGATTCAACTCAAAGTACAGCGGCTAATAGACTTAAATTATATGTTAATGGAACACAGGTTACAGCTTTTGGAACATCTGATTATCCAACCTTAAATGATGAAGTAGATTTTAATAGTGCTATCGTACACGATATAGGAAGGAATGCTCCTGAAGCACTAGAATATATGGATGGCTACCTAGCAGAGTTAAACTGGATAGATGGTCAAGCAAAAGCACCAGCAGACTTCGGTGAAACAGGTACATACGGTGAATGGAAGCCTGTCGAGTATTCAGGAACATACGGAAATAATGGATTTTACCTACCGTTTAAACAAGACTATACAGTAGAAGGTTTTAGTACGGTTACTTGGAAGGGTACTGGT